AAGGGGTTTAAAAAATGAAAAAAGAAACAAGAAAAGAAGATAAAAAAGAAATGAGATCTATGGAAAAGAAAAAAGACGGTAAAATGGAAAAAAAGAAATCTAAAAAAGATTGTAAATACTAGGAGCTAATATCATGGCTTATGACGATATACCAAGAAAGCCTATTGAAATAAGGCAAGATAATAAACTCGGTGATAAAAGTCACGATGAGGAAATCGATGAGGCCGGAGATACCGGCAAATTTGGTTTTCGTACGGATGTTTTAGCCGAAGGTGTTGGTTATTTAGGTGTTGATGATTTAGATAGGATAAGGCGTAAGAATTTGAAACATAGAACAAGATAGCATTGCATTAAATCAAAGCAAATGACTTGCTTTGTTAATATTATAAGGAGATTCAATAATGAGCGTGACAGCAATTGCCCGTAATTTTGATGGCAATCCAAATATTGTAACCATGGTCGTTACAGACGATTTAACTACTATTACAACAACAGGCTATTTAACCTCTGCATCCATTTTGGCTGATATTGAATTATTGCAAAATGGCGAGTTTGAATGGACACCTACCGATCTAGTATTGATTTATTATGCAACTGCACAAATTGGATTCTTTGTTAGAGATGCACTTAACGATACATTCGATGCGCTAAACCCATCAGGTGGATTATCCGATACTTTACAAGATGGGGATATTTTTGTCGGTAATGCTAGTAATTTAGCCACAGGAGTAACTCCAAGTGGTGATATTACATTAACCAATACGGGTGTTTTTGGAATTGCAACAGGTGTTATTGTTAATGCAGATATCAATGCTTCTGCCGCAATTTCTTTTAGTAAACTTGCAGCACTCCCTTCTGCAGATATTTTAGTTGGTTCAGCAGGGAACGTTGCAACAGCCGTTGCAATGACAGGCGATATAGCCATAACTAATACAGGTGTTACATCAATACAGGCAGGAGCTATAATAAACGCTGATATTAATGCTGCTGCTGCTATTGATTTTTCTAAATTGGCAACATTAGCAAGTACCAATATTTTAGTAGGATCGGCAGGTGGTGTAGCCACGTCAGTTGCGATGACAGGCGATGTGACTATCGGCAATACAGGGGTTACAGCAATTGGTGCTAATAAAGTATTAAGTTCAATGGTTAGTCCATTGCTTGAAAAATATGTAGCCGTAGCCGTGACCGCCGCTGAATTTAAAGCATTGTATTCAGCGCCCAAGTTAATCCTTGCCAATGGTGGTGCAAATACATTAATCGTATTAAAACGTGCAATTATAGCTATGACCTTCGTATCAGCAGCTTATGCCGCAGGTGGCGTGGTAGGCTTTCAATACGATTCGACAGTTCATGGCGCAGGTGTGGCCGCATCAAATACAGAAGCTGCCGCAGATTTCTTTGCGGCTGCAAGCACTGCATTCCAGTTCGAAGGCGTATCAGGTAATACAGTGGCAATCTCTCCATTTACAACCTCAGTAAATAAAGGGATCTACTTAAGCAACCTTACCGCTGATTTTACAACGGGCGATAGTACAGTCGTAGTGCATCTTTGGTATTCAATCATTCCAACAGTGTAATTTTATAAGCCACCTTCGGGTGGCTTTTTTTCAAGGACTGAAAAAATGATTGACGATTTACAATCTTGGATAAAACGATGCGAATCTTTAAAAACTCATACTTATACTGATACCACAGGGCATATAACGATTGGCTGGGGAAGGAATCTTGCCAACGGAATCAACGTGGATGAAGCCGAATTGATGTTTCAAAACGATCTTACTCGAACAATAGTCGAACTACACGAACAAACCTGGTTTAGTACGCTTCCCGATGGGGTAAGGCAAGCTCTTATCAACATGAATTTTAATTTAGGAATCGAACGTTTCTTAAGCTTTAAAAAGATGATTAAAGCGTTAATCAATAGAGATTATACAATAGCAGCTTTAGAGGCTTTGGATAGTTCCTGGGCAAATCAAGTAGGCGACAGGGCAAAGGATATCGCAGTCATGATACGAGAGGGGAAATGAATTGCAGCCCGAGCAAATAGAACACATCAATGTGCTTAATTGGTTTACTCATAATTACCCTGATTTAGCAGATGACTTTCATCATTTTGCCAATGAGCGCAGATGCTCCGTTCAACAGGGAAGATTGCTTAAACGAATGGGAGTTAAAAAAGGGGTTTCTGACTTTTTTTTAGCGGTTGCACTCGGAGGTTTCCACGGCATGTGGTTAGAACTCAAAACGGGAAAAGGAAAATTAACTAGTGAACAATTTGATTTTTTAGAAAGAAAAAGAGATCGCGGGTACTGCGCCAGGGTTGCTCATGGAAGCGATGAAGCGAAAGAAGCAATATTATTCTATTTAGATAACCATGTATCGAATAGTTCAATAAATATGCCAAAAAACTGGTCATAAGGAGATCAATTTGTTGAGCATATTTTGACCTGGTCTTGTCAAGGTCTGTCAGAGTTTTGTCAAAGCACTTTGTATCTGAAAATGCACAAAAATGGCCTTAGGTCTGATTATTGTAATTACCAGACCTAATTATTTTTATAGCTTCTTCTCTGCCTGCTTTTCTTGCTTCATCTAGCGACTTAAATCCAAAACGTCTTTTTAAGTCTAAATCATCAATTGTATCTACAACTTCGTAACCCCATCCATTTATCTTGTCAATATAGTAAATTCCAAAATTAATTCTTTTATCTTCGTTCATGAAAACTAATTCCCAATATACTCAGGTTCAACATTTTTTTTAATTTTCATAATTTTCTTCTCCAAAGCATCGACATATTCTTTAAAGACACAAACATTATCTGCCCCTACCGAGGCTTTATTGCCTTTTATTTCAACTTCATTGGGGTTAAAAAAAGAGGGTATCTTAAATTCAATTAATTTCCCAAGGCATTCTGTTGTGATTATTCCCCATCTAATAGCAAGAAATGGTACTTTAAAATAAAATCTATCATATAATCTTTCAGCTTCGTGAAAATCAAGCATTTCACCATTCTCCATTCTTTTGATTGCATCTTTTGATACTGGAACTAATGCTCCAGTTGGATCGTGTTTGATATAAGCTGTTAATTCTCCTTTAGATGCTGCATCTGTGAGAATATTTCTTTCTTTTTTGTTTTTATTTTTAAGCTTAATAAATTTAGTCATTGATATTAATTCCATCCCTTTTTGACATCCACTATCATTTTACATCTACCACAAAAAAAGTGAGTTGGCGCAATCTGGCTATTTTGTTCGTCTGTCCAAAAATAATATCCTGCAAATGAATGTCCAATTAAATTACAAAGGAATCTTTTAAATTTTATTATAAATAATCTCATTAAATCATCCAACATATACATGCAACGGCCATCATGATTGGATTTGTGTAATATAAAATTTCTGATATAAGATGAAACCAATGGGAAACACTATTCATTTATTCAATCACCTTTTCTAATTCTTAGTTTTAAACATTCGCAAAATGTATCAACCTCTTGGCATTGTTTTTCTTTATCTGTAATTGGCGTTTGTTTTGTAAAGACTAACTCGCACAATATGAGCAACACACAAATAATCTCACCTCGTTCCGTTTTATTTTCTTCTATCCAATCCGCAATAGTATTACCTAAGTGAAATAATAAATCTTGTTCTCGTTTTGTTATATTTCCAAATTCTATTCCATTCATTCAATCACCTTTTTCATAGACTTTTTGCAATTAGCGCAATAAATATGTTTTTGTTCCGAATTACAGCAAGTGCAATAAAGTTCATGCTCGCAATAGTTATCAATCATGAATTGTATTTTGTCTGCAAATTGATTGATAAAAATCATGCTCTTTTTAAAATCAAGATTATGTAAAATATAATTGATTTCTTCTAACTCTTCTTTTGTTAAATCATTCATTTAATTTCAATTCCCATTTATCTACGTATCTCTGAAAACAACGATTTCTTAAACTAGGGTGCAAACCCCATGGATATTCAACCCGCATTGAAAGCACATAACGTTCAAACTTTTCAATAAGATAATCTGGTGAAAATTTAATAATAGAATCCCAAGTTTTACAATCTTCACAAAAAATAATCGCAAGAAATGCAACTATATTTGCTATTTGTTCATTCTTTGTTATTTCATTCATATTTTACAAATCCTCCTTGAAGTTGTGCGCATTTTTTGCAAATTGCAACTCCAAGATTATCTTTAAATATAAGCAATTCCCATTCATGGTTTTGATCGCAATAATTCAATTCACCACGCTCAGTAAACTTTGGTTTTGGGTGCTCTATTATCTTCAATTCATTCATATCTATCTCAAATAGGCAGCCACTAAGACTGCCATAAGATTAATTACTATCAATTTTCTTAGCAAGTTCAATCACCAAATTATTAATGTCATTGGAATAATGCATATTGGCGCACTCTAATTCATGAAAATTAGTATCATCAAACCACTTCACAGAATAAAGATATCCAGAACTATCACTTCCTTCAACATTTCTAAGAAGTGTAGCCTTGTTATTAACCGTATAAGTAACATCTTCCTGTGCAAGTCGTGCTGCACTATTAGATGCTTTAACATTCATAACACTATAAGAACATGCTCCAATACCTTCAATATTAAAGTACTCAGCAGCTCCAGACCATCCTCCTTTATTCTTATGAAATCCACCCATTGGAGTGGCTGCAATCACTTTAACTTGCATGTTACTTGAAGAAAGTGTCTTATTCTTAGAAACTGTCGGGAAATTAAAAGCTAATTTAAACTGATCAACGCTGGATTTAAATCCGGTATAACTATCCATATTTCTAGTCAGACTGGCTGAAAGTTGCTTCTTGACCAGTTCAGGTGTCACAGACAGTAATTCCCTGGGAAGATTATTGTATCTTTTAACATAACCATTGCTTTGCGCTTCTTGTTTTTCCTTGTTACCTTTGTCAATCACCTCTTGAGGAAGATTTAGCATTGACCTTGGAATCACTTTAATACCAGAGCCAGGTAACGGAAGACCATACTTAGCAAGTATTTCCATTCTCTCTTTCTCGTTATCAGATTCTTTAGCCTGAATATTAAGGGCTAATGTTAAAGCTGACAAAGTAATTAATGTTTTACATAGAGTTTTAATTTTCATTCTTACCATCCTTCAATAAATTGACAATCAGTAGCATACGTTGAATCAAACGGGATATATTGGCTATATGATATCCCCACACTTGCCAGGGATCGGATACCAAACCCTCAAGCCAATGAACTACAGCAACGCGGTCATTATAATCATATCCTGCGCTATCCTCATGCATTGAACCCCACGGACTTTTATGGACACTTACAACCCTCCAAAGATAAGGATGTCCAAGCCACCATGTAATTGATTCATTGTTGAGACAATTTGCCCTTGAATGAACAGTAGTTTTATTTATACCTGAATGACAATTAATTGTTATTGCCAGTAAAGACAATCCTGCAATTTTTCCTAAATATTTCATCTATTACAATCTCCTAATATTTCCATAAAAACTATCCTTGTTGTTTAATTCCCTAGTGAGGGGCTTCCACCCTCTCCGATCCCTTTTACTGCCGATCCTTGCAGGCTAGCACGAAGATTTACAGCGCATAAACGCCCACTTCGATCAATATGGCACACTAGCGTAGCCTCTCAACCATTAACCATGGCTGATTGAGTTCTTTTTTATTAAAAATTTTATTCTTTATTCTCATTCCTTGATTATCAGGAGTAATTATTAATCTACTTGGAACATTTGCATGACTTAACATAACTAAAACTTCTTCTCTATTATTTAGGTGCATATAATATGAGGAAGCATTATCACAATGTTTTCTTACAAATTGACCATAAAATACATTACGAGCTTTTTCAGAGGAAGGACTATAATTCTCTTTTATTTTGATACTCCTTCCATGTTGATCAATACATTTATAATCACAATTAACTCTAAAACTTGTTTTTGTTCCTGTTATTCCATAATTAGCTTGCGTTACAATAACTTCAATTGAAACTGGTTTTATAATATCAAGTGATAGTTTTTTATTTGGATCTATAATTTCAGTCTCACATGCCCTGCAATGACGCGCTGATATGTCATTTTTTATTTCACAATTTGGATTAGGGCATACTTTAAACTCAAAGTAATAATCACATCGCTTTTCATTCACAATGCCTATACAACGTCTTGCGTGCTCAGTATTAAATGTTTGACACGCAGGACATTGGATAACAAAAGGCTTATCTTTATCTATTGTTTGCTCTATAGCCTTTTGTAATATCGGATTATCCCAATCACGATGTCGTTCTATATTTCCTGAAAAATCTAATACTAAAGCTTCGGTTTTGTTCGTATCTGGAGACAATCTGAGCGCACGCCCCATAGTTTGTACAAGCAAGACAAGACTTTCCGTTGGACGAAGATAGGCAATAGTGTCGAAAGCGGGTATGTCAACACCAACCGATATAATCGCAATGTTAACCAAATACTTAATTTTACCATTTCGCGCTTTATCCAATATTTTAGATCTTTCATCTTGAGGCGTATCTCCTAAAATAATAGCGGATTCATCCGGAGGTAAATGGGATAAAATCTCATAAGCATGTTTTTTAGTAGTTGCAAATAAAAAGACCCCACGTCTAGCTTGACTTTCCATGATATGAATCACTTGTTTACAGATAAGCTCTGTTAAACGCGTACTTTCATCAACGACTTTGGTAAGTCCTTTTTGGTCAAACAATCCATTACTTTTTACTTTTACCTTTGAAAAATCTATTATTAATTGATCATCAATTTCAAATTTTGGTTCAATTAGATACTTTTGTTCAATTAAACTTTGTGTTGTAATATTTCCGACCTGAGATTTAAATAGGCATTTTTTTCCAACAATTTCTGTTCCTTTAAACCGGAAGTTAGTACCCGTTGCTCCAAGCAGCCGCATATCGGGGTATTCTGTTTTATAATGCCTAAGAATCCGCATAAAACAACTACGATGATTAAGATAATTAATAGCATGAGCTTCGTCCACAACAATAAGGTTGAATTTGATTTGTCCGATTGGTTCATTTTTATTTACTACATTAATTATTGACTGAGGGGTTCCGAAAACGATTGGCGCACTATCATCCTTTTTATTGAGTGCTGCGCAGTAGATTGATGCATTACCGCCCTGTTCTTTAAACGTAGTGCAATTATTTCGGATTAACTCGGCATTATTTACAAGGCATAACGCACGCTTTCCAGCATGTTGTATGGATAATAATATACTGGCTAACATTAAGGATTTACCAGATCCTACCGATGCCATTAACAAAACAGGCTCCGAATTTTTGCGTAATGCTTGCCAACATTCATTTACGGCTTTTTTTTGGTAGGGTCGCAGTAGTTTCATTTTTTAAGCTCTTCTTTTGCTTTTAGATAGGCAGCATGAGCCTCTTCTGCTGTATCAAACATTCCTAGATGCTTGGATTTTCTATTAATAGTAATCTCAGCTCTATATCTTTTTTCTGAAAAGAAAACACCTTTATACCCAGTGCGATTCCCTATAATTATTTTTTCATCGGGAAAAAGTTCTTTAATTTGCTTTTTAAATTCAATTTCAGATTCTATTCCATTATTTTTTAATGAAACGGCAGTTTGATAAATTTTTAATGCAGTTTCTTTATTTTTTGGCTGTCCTAAACTTATAGATTTTCCATTTAAATAAAAACTAACTCTATATCTAATACCTGACTTCAATTTAATTTCTGAAAATTTAACATCATCTTTTGGCTGTCTTAATAAAAGCTTTAAATTTTCAAAACAACAGTTCAATGGATTATTATCATTAAATTTCAAATATTTTGGATAAATTTTTGTATGATATAGATAAATAAGCTTTCCATAAGGATAATTAGTTATTTTTAATTTTGGAATCGAAATACATAAAACTAACTTTTGTTTATCACTATAATTCAATTGACCAAGTATTTTAGATCCTTTCTTACGCCCTCTACTATCATTTTTTCTTATGAATTCACCTTCCTCATACCTATAATTCTCATGCAAATAATTATAAATCAAATCCACTTCATCTTGGGTCATTCTTCAATCTCTATAGGGGCGGGTATACAAAAATGGGTAACATTAGGAATGCGTAGGTTATCTAAATATAAAAATTCACTCCTCAAATAATGACCTACTTCAATCACCTGTTCGCCATTGCGATCAGTTATTAAGAATAATTGAACACCTTCTAATGGAATGAATTTGTCAACGCTATACCATCTCATCTTTGCATCCATCTAATACCCATTGAATAGCCTTTTTATGGCCCTCAATGGCTTCATCCCATGTGCTGTATCTATCGCAATAT